CACTAGTACTAGTACTACTACTACTACCACTGCTACTACTACTACCACCACCACGACCACCACCACCACGACCACCACCACCACCACCGTATTCGAGATTTGTTGTCTTGAAATGCATAGTCCAGGTCGTTGGCTGCTTTGCGAATCACCCAGAAAATAACACACTGCAGCTTCTGTCAGTGGGTGCAAACCAAACACCCTGTCTCACACTTCCGACGACTGACAATGGATTTAACGCAATCGAAACTCAGCAAGGCGGAATGGATGTCTGTGGAAATCCCCGTCTCGGACGCGGAAAAGCAGGTTTTGCAATTGTTGCAAGATGGATTCCGGGACATTCATATTCGCCGCAACCACACCCCCACGTTGGCGAGCGTGAGCAAGGTAGAAGCGACCCCGCAAATGCAGGATCACTTGTATCATCAATATTTGGACCCCATCATTCGGGATCTGGCCAAGAAACATGGCATCTTGTTACGTCTGACGTCGACGGAAGCCAAGCAAAAGATGAAAACGCGCGATTTGATCCGCATGAAAAGCATGGACAGCAAAATCGACGAACATCGCGCCACCATTTACGAATTTGTGGTATTGAACTTTTGCCGCCAGGTGTTGGAATCCGAATCCCCCGAATTTTACGTCTACACGTTGCGCCAATTGCAAAAGGTGAATATTGCAAATGTCCACGCCGAGCTCCAGGACTTTGTCCAGCGTGTCTTGGATGCGACTCCGGTGTGTCTTCAGAAAGTGATGCACCATGCCTATCAATGCATCGAAAAGAATCCCCACCTGTTCAAATATGCCGACAAGACACTCTTTGAACATCAAAAGCAATTGTTTCACCTGTTTCAGAAATCGGATCCCAGATTGGTCTTTTATACTGCCCCCACGGGCACCGGAAAGACGCTCAGTCCTCTCGGACTCTCCGAAGGATACCGCGTCATTTTCATTTGTGCAGCACGTCACGTGGGATTGGCCTTGGCGAAATCGGCCGTGTCGATGCAAAAGCGCATTGCCGTCGCCTTTGGATGCGAAACGGCATCGGACATTCGCCTCCATTATTTTGCAGCCTCGGAGTACAGTCGTAACAAGCGCAGCGGTGGCATTGGCAAGGTCAACAATGCCGTGGGCGACAAGGTCCAGATTATGATTTGCGACGTGCAATCCTACGTGGTGGCCATGCACTACATGTTGGCCTTTTCTCCCGACGAGGATCAGAGAGATGCTGATTTGATCACGTACTGGGACGAACCGACGATTACCATGGATTATTCCGATCATCCTCTTCATTCCCTCATTCAGCGGAATTGGCAAGAGAATAAAATTTCCAAACTGGTCTTGTCGTGCGCCACGTTGCCGCATGCCCAAGAAATCGGCGACGTCATTCGCGATTTCCAGTGTCGGTTTCCCGAGGCCACGCATCACACCATTCGCAGTTACGAATCGTCCAAATCAATCACGTTGTGGAACAAGTCGGGTCAAGTCGTGTTGCCCCATCGATTGTTTGCCGACGATCCCGACAAGTTGCGTCAATGCGTACGACATTGTTTGGAACATCGTGAACTCTTGCGCTACATGGATCTGTCGGAAATGGTGCGGTTCATCGAGCACATTCAGCCCGAGTTGGAGGAAACGTTGTCCATCGAATCGTACTTTACACTCGAGACGATGACTATGCACGCCATCAAGGAATATTATTTGAAATTGTTGCAACACGCGTCGTTGACGACAGTGTTGGAACCGCCGTCGGCGTCGGCGTCGGCGTCGGCGTCGGCATCGACATCCGACGGCATTTTGTTGACCACACGGGATGCGTCGACATTGACCGACGGTCCTACCATTTTCTTGGCAGAAGATGTGGAAAAAGTGGGGCGTTTTTTGATACAACAATCCAATATTCCCGTGCCCGTCTTTCAGCAAGTATCGGAAAAGATTGCGCGAAATTCATCCATTCAACAGCGAATGGACGAATTGCAACGCGTCATTGAAGATCGCGAGGCGAGTGAAACGAATCGCGAGCAAAATGTAACCGCGGACAAAAAGACGGTGATCAAGGATCGCGAATCCCACGACTTGAGACGTTTGATGGATCACATGGAACAGATGCGCGCTCAAATCTGCAACGTGTGTCTCGACAATGTCTACATTCCCAACACGGTGCCCCACCAACGACAATGGACGAAAATCTCGGTTCCAAATGCCTTTGTTCCGTCGGTGGATGCCGAATCGGTGCGCGAAATCATGGCGTTGGATGTCACCGACCACATGAAATTGATGCTCCTCCTCGGCATTGGCATGTTTTTAAACCAAACCCACGCACGTTATGTAGAAATTATGAAACGTTTGGCCAGCGAACAACGTTTGTTTGTCATTCTGGCGTCGTCGGATTACATTTATGGCACCAATTATCAATTCTGTCACGGATTCGTGGGCAAAGATTTGACCAACATGACGTACCAGAAAACGATTCAAGCGATGGGTCGCATTGGCCGCAATCACATTCAGCAGGAATACACCATTCGCTTTCGTGACGATGACATGGTGTCGAGACTGTTTTGTCCATCCACCGACCACAATCCAGAAGCGGAAAAGATGAATCACTTGTTTTCTTCCTAGACGGCTTGCGCCGTGGTAATTTTGCCAATGGTGGCACTCAACGAAAGAAATGCCGATTTGGATTCATCAAACAGTCTTTCGTAAGCTTTGAGATTCGTGTCCAAGACATAAAATGCCTCCCCGATGACTTGGACGCCGTAATACCGAATGAGAAAGTGGGCATCTGGATTACTGGCGCCCATGAAAAATCCTAAAGTGGGCTGCACGATCCGGAACAAGTAGGGTGTGGAGGACGAGGGGGCATACATTTGTTTCACCAACTCCGATTCCGTGTAAATGGGTACGGTAGGCGTTCCAGTGTTCATGTTGACCACATCTTGTAAAGAGTAACACGATTTGGTCATGCCCTTATCGATGCACGTCGGAGTATACTCATTCATCAGAGGGGCGTCAATAAGCACCACGACTTTGCCCCTGACATCAACCAAACGAGTATCTGGAGTCACGGTCAATGCCTTGTCGGCATCCTTGTTCCACGCTATTTTTTCATTAAAGTTGGAATACAAAATGTTTGCTACCGTGTCATAGTTTTCCGTCAGCGCGGTTTTCAAATGAAATTGGACAAACAGAGGATCCTCCTTGTTGGGCGACGCATCGGAAAAGGCATACGACATGATGGTGGAACACACTCCGGGGAGGGACAGGCAATTGAGCGACGTCATCGATGAAAAACTGGGATCGTAAGTGGCGTTGGAATACCCCACCACGACACTTCCATTCTTGACAAAGACTTGGAAATCCAGAAACCGGCAGCCCCGGGATAAGACTTGTTTGATCATGTCCAAATTCATGTACGACCCCGTAAATGCCGTATTGTACGACGATTTAATCACCACATTGCGCAACGACATGAGACCGACCTGAGACTCGTCGTCGGATATGCTTCGCACCTGGGATCCACTGCCATTACGTATCTTGTTAAACTCGGCACTGGCGGCCTCGTTGGGAACATCGTTGAACGCAGGACCTTGTGACGCGGGACTCGGGCCCAACGTCTTGGACACAATTCCATACATAAGATAGATGAACAGGGCCATGAAACACACCAACACCAACACGCTGAAAAAAGTAGTCATTATGAAGACAGGATAAAAATATACTTAAACTTTAGCACCGCGAATTACACAACGATGCCAGGAGGTCTTCTCAATATTGTTTCCGTCGGCAATATCAATGTATTTTTAACGGGCAATCCATCCAAAACATTTTTCAAGGTCGCCTATGCGAAATACACCAATTTTGGTCTGCAGAGGTTTCGTTTGGATTATGAAGGGTCGCGTGATTTGCGACTGACGGAATCGTCTAAATTCACCTTTAAAATGAAACGGTACGCCGACCTGCTGATGGATACCTACATCGTGGTGACGTTGCCGGACATTTATAGTCCGATTCATCCACCCACGACAGATACGAGTATGAATTGGTCGCCGTATGAATTTCGCTGGATCGAACACGTGGGTGCACTCATGATTCAAGAGATTGAAATCACGTCCGGATCGACTGTGCTGCAGCGTTATTCGGGACAATACATTGCTGCCATGGTCGAGCGCGACTTTTCTGAAACCAAAAAGGAAATCTTTAACCGCATGTCGGGGAACACGAAGGAATTGTACGATCCGGCCAATTGGACGCCTCGTGTGCAATCCTATCCCTATTTGCCCAACACGTACCCTTCCGTGAAGGCGCGCAACCTTTCCTCCCATTCCCCAGTGATTGTGCCTCCCGTGTGTCCACCCAGTGACGAGGACTACCTTTTCGCGGACGTCGACACCACCACCACCCCCAGCTCCTCCTCCTCCTACTACAACATTAGCAGCCCAGCAGCAGCAGCAGCAGCAGCAGCAACAGCAGAAGAAGACGACGCCTGTGGACCCTGTGGGGACAGAGACGGTCTTTGCAGTCAAACGTACGCCACGGAATCCACCTCGCCACCTGGACCCTTTGAACCTTCGATCCGAGGTCGGCAATTGTACATTCCCCTCAATGCATGGTTTACCTTGAACAGTCGATGTGCATTCCCCTTGGCGTCGTTGCAATACAATGAATTGATGATCAACGTGACCATACGCCCCATCCAAGACTTGTTTCGTGTACGCGACGTCTTTGATGTGGCCAATTTCTTCCCCTATGTCCGGCCAGATTTCAATCAAGATCGTTTTCAAATGTACCGGTTCTTGCAATCCCCCCCGGACAATTACCAGTACGAAAATACGACGCGCATTTGGAATGCCGATGTCCACGTCATGGCCACCTACTGTTTCTTGTCGAATGAAGAGAAGGAAGTCTTTGCCGTCAAGGATCAAATCTATTTAGTCAAAGACATTTTCGAATACGACTATTTGAACATTACGGGAAGTACCAAGGTCAAATTGGAGTCGTCGTCGGGCATGGTCTCGAATTGGATGTTTTACTTTCAACGCAACGACGTCAGTCTACGCAACGAGTGGTGGAATTTCTCCAACTGGCCGTATGAAAATGTCTTGCCTCAGAATGTGACCCTGGATACGCAGAGTAACATCTACATCAACGGACCCGTGTATGCTCCAAATCGTCGTGACATTCTGGAAACATTTGGGCTGGTCATCGAGGGCGAATATCGCGAAAATGTATTGCCTCGCGGCGTGTATGATTTTGTCGAAAAGTATACGCGAACGGACGCCAATGGAAAAGAGGGGTTGTATTTGTATAATTTCTGTTTAACTACCAGTCCATTTGACTATCAGCCTTCCGGTGCATTTAATTTGAGCAAGTTTAAGAATATTGAATTTGAATTTACCACGTTTCTTCCTCCCGTCGATACGATCAATTCGCAGTACAATGTGGTGTGTGACAATGCGGGAACGCCCCTGGCGGTGTCGACCAAGCCGTCTTGGGCCTTTTACGTCTACAATTACAATCTTCACGTGTTTGAGGAGCGCTACAACATTTTGTCGTTTATCAAGGGCAATTGTGGTCTCATGTACGCTCGCTAATCCGTGGGATACCGGTGGACAAGAGCTGTGCTGGCGTGTTCTGTCGTTGGATTATTTCAAAGGTATGTATAGAAGAAGGAGATGATCAAAACGGAGGGAAATATAAAACGCGCCCCGAACCCGAAACGCATTCCCGAGTTTCCATCGGTATACGACGACGATGAAAGCCCCGGTGGTGACTTGACCACCGCATATACTCCGTCCATTTCAAAGAATAGTCATACCAATGGGACGCCCTTGTGGACAACCGGCGATATGAAAGAGGGCTTGGAGGGCATGGGACAAGATCCTGCACCGGCGACTCCTTTGGCGAAAGAATCCATCGAGAGTTTGATGAAAAAACGAAAACAAAAATTTTTGGATGCCAAAATGGCCCAAGCCCCGAGTGCCGCCAAAAAAATGATGGATAAAATATCGGTCAACAAATTCAATGCCGAAGTGGATTCTTTGTTGGACACGTTGGACTCACTCAATGCCAAGGATGTGACCAAAATGTTGGATTTCGATATTGATGCCGATCCCAATTTAAATCAGATGGAGCCCAGTGATTTGGACACGAAAAAAGTCATGACACAAGTCACATCGGCAGTCAACCAAGTCTCCCACATTTTTCGCGCCATTATGAGAAAGGGATCCCTGTTGGCCAGGTTGGGCGTCAAGAAGACCCAAGCGTTTATGATGTCGTGGAATGAGAATGTGAATCATGGATGTCGGAAAATTGCCAATGCACTCACCGACGACCATGCGACGGATTATGAAGTCCAAGTGTTTGTCGATCAGACGCAGAAATTTTGCATGGCCTTTTTGATTTGGATGTTTGTCATGAATTGGTACTTCGTCACCTATTTCGTCAAAGAAAATGAACGCTATTCCTTTGATGTATCGTACTTGAAAAATTTCAGCATCACCTTGTATGCCTTTTTTGGTCCCAGTTACCGTGCATTGCAATGTTTCAATTGGGCCTTGGTGGAAGTCCCGTCCATGTTGCGATATACCTTGTCCAAACCCGTCATTTTTTGCATCATGCTGGTCATTTTTACCGCACTGGTACAATCCAATTTTCACACTACCATTTTGACGGATTTTTTCAATTCCATGCAGGGGCGATATAGCACGTCGGTGTTTTGCGTCTTTGCCATTTTGATCGTCTTGGCCTATTCCTTGTGGTTTGTCGCCGCGGAATCCGGCTGGCACCAGTGGATGAATGTCTTTAAAAATATTCCCGGTACCGTGGCCTATTTTTTCATCGTTCTCATTTATTTGATCGTCGTGATTGTCATTGGTATCCCCATGGCCATGTTTTTCGTCTCGGCATTTTTCGTCCTTTATTCCTTTTTGGGTGTATACATCTATCGCGGAGCCGATACCATGAACACCTTTGTTCGCATTTCCGAAGACATTTCCAATTTGAGTGAAGTGGTGGAAGACGAATATGATTCCAAATTTGGCAAGCAGCCCTTTGATTTCTTAAAGATGCCAGTCTATGTATGGAATGCGTTTTACAAAACGTTGCGCGTGGCCTATGGGTACGCCTTTGAGCTGATTTTGTTGTTTATTCTCTTGTCGGGAATCAGCAAGTACCGAAGTGCATTCCATAAAGTGATTTCTTCCAAATTGGATGCCAATCAAACCTTTTCGAAAAATGGACCCATTGCCGATGCATTTAAAAATTTGTTTTCGTGGTTACTCATCATTAACATCTTGTTGATCATCATCATTGTGGTATGGATGGTGAGAAAATGGAATACAATTCAAATGTTGAAATGTGACACCAATATGGCGAAACCGTCGTTTAACTTGATGGGTATGATCAAACGTGCCAAAGATTTTGTGGGAGAAAATGTCACCAAAGCGGTACAATCCGGATTGCAGAAACGGGGGATGATGAAGACGGCAGAGGAAAAGCAAAGAGACGAACAGCAAGATGCTCTGTTGCAAAAAGCGCGGGCAAATCCGGGAGATGCGGATCTACAACGTCAATCCGCCGAAATTCTAGCGGAACGCAAAAAAACGTGGGACGATTCCAAAGCGTCGGCCAAAGAAAAATGGGCGACGGGCGACGCTTGGACGCCATCGTTTATGAAGGGCAAGGGTGCTTCAGATGGTGGTGCGGGTGAATCGGGTGGTTCCGGATCAGCTGGTGAATCGGGTAAATCTGGTGAATCTGGTTCTGGTTCTAGTTCTGGTTCTAGTTCTGGATCTGGTTCTGGATCTGGTTCTGGATCTGCTTCTGGTTTTGGTGCTGGTGCTGGATCTGGTGCTGGTTCTGGTTCTGGATCTGGTGCTGGATCTGGTGCTGGATCTGGTGCTGGATCTGGTGCTGCTTCTGGCGCTTCTGGTTCTGGTTCTGGTTCTGGTTCTGGTTCTGGTTCTGATGCTGGATCCGAAAATGGTGCAAAATCGAATCCGTCAACGTCTTGGTTTCCGTTTTCGAAAACGGCCCCGACGAATACAACACCTGCAGAAGACGAGTTACAGACGTTTTATCCAAGAAGCGAAGAACAACCGCCGGTACAAATACAAGAAGAAGCAAAGAATTGGGTCAAACTAAGACGATCAAGTGTGAACCCACTCCACTTGGGTTTGGATCCAAATCGTCAATCTATACAGTTTGACCGAAATATGAAACTCTTTGAGCCACAACCTCAGCCACGTGCTATCGAGATGTAAAGTATATAAAGACGCCTATTGTAAGCTCCTCATAACGACCAACAAACATGGGACAAAAAGGCAAACCGACACATGGCTCGAAGAAAATCATGCCTTTTGTGAGCGTGTGTACGCCCACCTTTAATCGTCGTCCTTTTATCGAAACCATGTTTCAATGTTTCCGCAATCAAACGTATCCCAAACACCGCATGGAATGGATCATTGTCGATGACGGCACAGACAAGATTAACGATCTCGTGGCCAAAGCCAATATTCCCCAAATCAAGTACTTTGCGCTCGACGAAGGCACCAAATTGTCCCTGGGTGCCAAGCGCAATTTCATGCACGAAAAGACGCGCGGATCAATCATCGTGTACATGGACGACGACGACTATTATCCACCGGAGCGCGTCGAACATGCCGTTGAACGCTTGACGTCGCATCCGCATGCCTTGTGCTCTGGGTCGTCGGAGATTTACGTCTATTTCAAACACATTCAGAAGATGATTCAGTGTGGTCCATATGGTCCCCAACATGCTACCGCAGGGACATTTGCCTTTAAACGCGAACTCTTGTCCCAATCCCGGTATGACGACCATGCCGCCTTGGCCGAAGAAAAGGCCTTTTTGAAAAATTACACCATTCCCTTTGTGCAGTTGGATCCCATGAAGTCGATCCTCGTCTTTTCCCATGAACACAACACCTTTGACAAGCGCAAATTGTTGGAGAATCCAGATCCCCGGGTCTTGAAAGAATCGCCCAAGACTGTGGCCGATTTTATTCGCAAACCGTTTGAATCGGCCATACAGGACTTTTTCATGAACCAGATTGATACCCTCTTGGCCAAGTATGAACCGGGAGATCCCAAGATGAAACCCGACGTAATCAAGCAAATGAAGGAAATGGAACAAGAACGAAAACGAACGTCCGACGTGCAAATCATGATGAACGCGCCAGGGGAAGCTCCACGACCCATGAGTATGCAAGAAATTGCTCAACACATTCAACAGCAACAAGACCAAATAAAGCAGATGAACGAAACTATGCAAACATTGCAAGAGCAATTGCAAAGGTACGAAGAACGCGATCAAGAAAAGGATCGCATCATTCTTGAATTACAACAAAGCTCCCGGTGTTGAAAAATGGCCCTCGATACACCGCTAAATACCT